AATATCGGGGTTAATCTTTTTGCCTTGTTTCTTGTTGCCTGTACGTGCCATACGAATTTTGTCCATCATTTGATAAAGCTTTTTAGCACCAGCATCTGAGTTGCCGTTACCCATGTGAGACACAACGTCAGCAGGAATAACAAACTCTCCGTGGCTTAAAGCTGCGGGTTGAGATTTGCCAATCTGTGCGGGCAACTCATCTGCCATGCCATCTGTTTCGCCTTGAAGGTAGCGGCCTTTAGCCATAGCAATTTCACCACCGCCAGCATAACCAGCTTGACTTTTAATGTAGTTCCAATCTTCATCTTTAATAGCGCCGTACTGTTTGACTGCGGCTTCTTTTAATTGCGCATCCGTAAAGCCTGCGTCGCGCTGTGCGTCATACAATTTAAAAATGTCAGACTCCGTCATACCCGCAGTAGATTTAGGCAGTTGTGGCGTGTACGTGGCTTCTAAAGCTTTTTTACCTGTATCTGTAGCAAGGAACTTTGCAGCTTCAGCAATGTCAGCATCAGATACACCCGCAGATTGTTTTGCAGCGGCACGAGAAAGCTCTTCTAAAGAAGCGGGAGTTGTTGTGTCGCGTTTTTGGTCTTCAAGAAATTTATTGATGTTGTTGTAATAGGCATCCAACCCCATGCCGCTTAGTAACGCCTCTTGAGCGCCTTTTGATAAATTCAAAGCAGCCAAACCGGTTTTAATTTCACTTGTATTGACACCGGACGCTTTGATTGCATCTGCAATCTGTTTCGCAGTAGCATATGGATTGTCTTTAACAAACTTCTGAATGCCTGCGGTCTGTTGGGCATTGGCTTCCTTCAAACCCATGCCATGTGTCAACGCATAAATATCTGCCGCAGACAAGCTTTTATTAGTCCCCAGCGCAGTTTGCAAATCAGTCTGCGTTACCTTAAACTTAGCCATAGCCGCATCAAGTTCAGCTTTACTCATGTTTGGGTTATCGGCAATCCACTGATTAATTGCACTTAAATACTGCTGAGGGCTGAGGCTCTTTCTCCAATTAGCAACAGCAAGCGCATCTTTTTCAGCTTGAGTCATGCCGCCGGTTACTTTTGTATCACCGGTTACCTTTGTGTTGCCTGTGACAATGTTTGAAATGCCTGTAGGCACTGTATTTGCACCTGCGGCAGAACCAGAAGTGCCAGACAAATTAGCCCAAGGATCTTGTCCGGGGGCTAAGGCATAGGTTACATCACCACCATAATCAATACCGCCTGCGCCCGGACGGTAGCCTTGCGCCCGTGTAGGAGGGGCAGTAATCATTTTGCGGGAGGCAGATAATGTAGGAATAACGCCTTGATAGCCCGTCTTCTTGTCAGCGTTTGTACCGCCACCATAAACACTAGCTAAAGCACCTGCGCCAGCCAACCAGCTTTTGTTATCGGTTGCAAATTGCTTTAGATCTGAAAGGCCAAAACGAGCGGGTAATGTACCGCCCGCATTTGTGTAGGCTTTGTCCCAGCTATCAATACCGCTACGCACACCTTCACCCAAGAAAGCACCGTTGCCCGTATTTGCGTTGCCAAGGGATCCGGTATTGCCGCTATTGTCTTGAGATTGAGTCAATGCAGTAGAGCCAAGTTCCCCGGGAATAATTGTTTGACCGTATTCTTCACCGTATATTGACATATTTAACCCCTTAACATTCTTGCAAGAGCATCTATATCAGCAGATGCTAAGTTTTTAGGCGCTCCAAGCGACCTTAGTTTATAAGCCGTATCACCACCAAACAACTCTTCCATCAATTTTATATTGGCATACGGATCTTGGCTAGGCATTGGTGCGTTTAAACCAAGATTTGTTAAAGCTTGCTGCGTTGTCGTTGTGCCCGGTGTAGTTGTTTTGGTTGGTACAACCGTCTTTGTGCCGCCGGGAACCGTAACAGTTTGCAAGATGTCGTTGATGTTTAAATCAGGAAACAACTTGTCAATTTTGACTTCGTCATCTTTGATATCAGAAACAATATCTTTGGTGCGGATGCCGGGAACGTACTCTTTTTCACGGTCGTCTGTAATGACTAGCTCAGGTATATCTGCCTCAACCGTTTCCAAAATATTAGGCGTACCCAAAATGCTTTCAATTGACGTAATAGGGCGATTAGATACGGTTTCAAACTCGGGAATGTCTTCGTCTTGCACAAATGTAGACTTGCCTGAATCTGTGGCATACGGAGATATAGAACGCAGAAAAGCGTCAAGGTTTTGCGGATCTTCTAAAACTGTGGTGTCGCCCGCCATAAGAGCGTTGTAGCCTTCACCACCGGGTTGGAAATAACCTTCAATTAAATCGGCACTGAACTGATCCATGTCGCCGGGGCCAAGGGAAGACTTTAGGCTGCCGCCTTGATCTTTTGCTAATCCTGTTATGGCATTGAAGATTTGGCGGTTGTCACCACTACCTAAAGCTTGCGCTGTGCCAACACCTTTAAATATATCGCCCAAGGAAATATCGGTATCACCGATTTTAGTACCGCCTATCGACGGAGCAAAGAGATTAACAGCCCCTGCTGCGCTTGGATTTTGCGCAAAGTTAATTGCTTTGTTTACATCTCCAAGGGTAAACCCTGTATCACCAAGCTGTAATGCGCCCGCACTACCTGCGCCACCTTTTAATGCGCCTAAAAGGATATCTTGGTCGGTCAAGGCGGCATTAGCTCCACCAACTAAAGCACCACCAGCCCCCGCAGCGGCTGCACCTGAAAGGCTTGGAAATAAATAACTACCTAGTGCGGCAGATCCACCACCCATAGTCATTGCACCCATAATGATGGGGCCAAGGTAGTCCCAATCGGTAGCCTGTTTTTCAACGTGAATTAATTTGCCGGTGGTATCGTAGATGTAATTTTTATTGCCTTCAGAACGCTGAAAACCACCAAGTTTATTGGTTGGGTCAACTTCTTTATAGATAGGAGTGGCATCCATGCCTTGACCAATGTAGTCAATAATTTCTGTGGGTTGATTTTCCCACGCTGTCCAACCGTCGCCTAATTGAACAGCATCGTTATAGTACTTAGTGCCTTGCTCGGTCTCTTCTTCCCGAGGCGTAGACGCGCCTTTTTCTTCGTACAGGGCTTTTAGCTCTTCAAGTGTCATGTTTATACCTATAAAGAAGTCTTAATACGCAACATTTGACTTGTGTCTTGAACCCCGTCTTGGGTATCCCTGTACACATCACCCAATCTTAAGTTGGGTAAATCTGCTTCTGTTGGAAGCGTTGTTAAGTTAATGTTTAACTCCGCAATATTGATTGGCTGAATGGCGTTTAAACGTTGAAAGAACAAGTTCAGCACGTTCAACATCTGGCCCATGTAGGCTGCGTCATACTCTGGCGGTGGAGCCGGTAGGCGCGGTGGAGCTTCTTGCATAAAACTCATGAGTTGCCCCTTCTGCCGTCTTGTTTGATGTCGATACGGGGTGAACCCAACTGCCAAGCGCACCCAAGCTGGTTAGATTCAACTTGAATAATCATCTGACGGCCTCGCACCCTAACATAGACCTGACCTGTAAACTGTTCAATCACAGAGGTAGATGTGCGGGTTACTGTGGCACTTGAGTTACCGCCTACAGAGATAGGATTGTTATATCCAGAGCCTGAGTTCTGCATAGGAATCAGCGTCATTGTGACTTGAGGGGAAGTCACATCAGATCCACGGAATGTAATGTCTGGAAGCATTCTCCAAACAAACCCAAAGTGATCGCCGTCATCAATGTCAAACTCAGCAGAACCAATAACAGCATTGATAGCCGCAGGAGTTCCTGTTTGATTGTCATCGTTACCTTGCTCATGGTTAACAAGGTTATAGGAATAGGTTGCCGCTAACGGAAAATCACGCAAACCAGAATCCAACCAAGCTGTACGGCCTAATGTGCCGTATGCCCATACATCTTCCAAGTAGTTGTACGTTACATAAAGGTCAATCTCATTGCTATTGGCAGAGCAGTAGAACCACCAAGCTTCGTTAAAACCTTCGTTTGTCCCCGCAAACACCTGTGCGGCTTGAGCAGTGTTAATGTCTTGAAAAATGTATTGTTTAAGGTCACAACGCAGAGTTTGTACGCGACCATCGTATTTGTAGAATTTGTCTATGCCCATCCAATACACTACGCCAGAGGCCAAACAGACTGCGTTAGGGCCAATAATTGAAACGTTATCGCCAAGTAGTTGAGAAGACCAAACCACGGGTGGCCCAACGTATTGAAGTGAATATATGGCGGAATCTGTAAACACCACAATCTCTTGACGAGCTTGGATAGAGGTGACAATCTCAGAACCGTGCGACAACTGTAAGCTACCCGCTTGGTTTGTGGTGGCAGGAGTCCAAACAAGAATACTCTCTTGATCAGACCAGCGAATCAACATGGGGTTTAGCGTAGATGAACTGTAGTCATCGCAACCAAACGCAAACACAAAACGGCTTGCGTCAGACACAAATACAGACAAAACCACAGAAGGTGTATCTGCGTCTGCTCCCATAATGCTAGACACCAACACACCTCGTGACGTTACACCAGTTCCTGCATCCCAATAATACAAACCCCCACCACGGGGGTTGAAGATTAAGTCTTCGCCAAAGTTACTTTGACTCCATAAACGAATGGTACTTAAAGATGTTCCGCCAGTACCCCAAACACCAGAACCCCAAGAGCCAGCACTCCAACCAACCAAAGGAACTGCAATAGCTGGGCCAACATTAATTTGATACGCCGCCGCCACCGAAGCTCCACCACCGGGAGATCCTGAAACATCTGCGGCATTTGCCGTAGCTGTAGCTGTAATTGTGTACGAGTTAACGCTAACAAAAGTAATTTGATATTCAGCATTTAATACATCAGCCGTGATATTGCCGCCAAGACCAACAGCACCGCTAAACGTAACAAAGTCGCCCGTTATGCCACCGTGAGCCGTGTCTGTAACAGTAATAACAGCCGAGCCTAATGTAGCTACAAAAT